CGGCAGCGTCCAAGGCAGAGGGCCCGGTCCCGCACGCTCGCGAATCGGGAGCCCTCCTCGCAGCCATCGCCCAGGCCTACGGCTACCGGGTCTCCATGGACACCGCCGCCCAGGTCCCCGCATTCGTCAAGGCCCTCAAGACCTACACGCACACCATTAGCGCCTTCCCGCTCCGCGAATACATCACCGACGGCCCCGTGCAGCCCCGAAGGCTTCTCGAGCAGCCCTCGAGGTCCATTCCCTACTCGGCCGTCATGCAGCGACTCATCACCGACCTCCTCGCCTACGACGTCGCCTACTGGCGCGTCGTGTCCCGGACGTGGGACGGCTTCCCAGACGAGATCATCCCCATGCGCACTCAGGACGTCACCGACCTGAACGGCGGCAACCTCGGAGTCGACGTCAACGCCTACCCGCCCTCCGACCCGTTCTACCACCTCGGCAACCGGGTCCCCACAGGCGACGTGATCAAGTTCTACGGCGACGGCATGGGCGGCTGGCTCCGAGTCGGCGCGACCGCCATCAACACGGCCGCCGCCCTCGAGGCCGCCACGCTTCGCTACTCCGAAACCCCCATGCCGACAGTCGTGCTCAAGAACACGGGAGCAGACCTGCCGGCCGCCATGGTCGACGACATCCTCGAAGCGTGGGAGAACGCCAGGGCGAACCGCTCGACCGCGTACCTCAACAGCGTGATCGAAGCCGACCAGATGGGCTGGAACGCCCGCGACCTGCAGCTCGTTGAGGCTAGAAACGCCAGCGCAATCGCAATCGCCAGAATGGCCAATCTAGACCCCATCTGGTGTGGCGCAGGTGTGCCAGGTTCGAGCCTCGTTTACTCGAATAGGACCGATCTGTACCGGCAGCTCCTGGACACGGCCCTCACCCCGGTGATGCTGAACATCTCCGAGCGCCTGTCCATGAACGATGTCACGCCTCGAGGCCACCGGGTCACGTTCGACACGTCAGTATTCCTGCGCTCCAACCCCGAGCAGTTGTCCCAGATCGTCGCCACGCTCCTCCCGCTCGACGTCCTCGACCGCCAGGAGGCCCGCGACCTCCTCGACCTCCCGACGTTAGGACTCATGGAATGAACACCACCGAAGTCGCCGCCGACATCCTCCTCGAGGTCCGCGAAAGCGCCGGGGACGACAACGTCATCGCCTCCGGCTACGGCCGGGCCGTCCCCTACGACGACTCGACGGACCTGGGCGGCCTCGCCGAGTCATTCGCCCCCGGCGCGTTCGACCCGGCCGACGTCATTGGCAAGCCGTTCGCGTACCGGCACGGAGAGCCCATCGGTGTCATCACGGAGGCCGAGAACCGTGAGGACGGCCTGTACATCGGCTTCGACATCCTGAACACGACCGCAGGCCGCGACGGCGCAACCCTCATGCGAGGCGGCGCCTCCAAGGGCCTTAGCGTGGGCTTCGCCCCGGTCGAATCCGTGTGGAACAAGGCTAAGACCGCCGTGCGCCACACCCGGGCACGCCTCCTCGAGGTGTCCCAAACCCACATGCCCGCCTACGCCAACGCAGGCGTAAGCGCAATCAGAGAGGAAGTCCCCATGTCCGAGACCATGGACACCCCCACGGCCGAGGTGGTCTCGGTCGACGTCGAGGCCCGCGAGGCCGTCTCGCAGCTGCGCGAGAAGGTCGCCAGCCTTGAGATCAAGGGCGAGCCGGTGCACCCGCTCGCCGAGTTCCGCTCATTCGGCGACTACGTCAAGGCCGTGTACAACGGCGACACGGAGAACCGCGCCCTCGACGTGCAGACGCTCGCCGACGCGCCCGGCCTCGTGCCCCCGGTCTGGCTCCGCGACATCCGTGGCGTCCTCGACCGTGGCCGCCCCTGCATCAACGCCATCGGCGGCCCGATCAGCGCAGCCGGTGCTGGCATGACCGTCAACTATCCCTACTTCGACGGTGACCTGTCGGCCATCGTGGCCGCCCAGGCAGCCGAGGGCGACGAGGTCAACTCCGTCGACATCGACATCAAGAAGGGCACCGCGACGCTCGCGACCTACGCTGCGGGCTCCCGCCTGTCCTTCCAGGTCATCGAGCGCACCGACCCGTCCTACGTCGACGCCCACCAGCGCATCATGCTCGGCGCCTACGGCACGGAGACCGACTACGCCTTCCAGAACGGCCTCTGGGCGAACGACACCGCCGGAATCGACTACGACTTCTCGGCCGACACCACGGGCGCCGCGTTCATCGAGGCCGTCTGGGCCGCCGCCATCGACGTCGAGATCGCGACGGGCCAGCCCGCCGAGGTCGTGTACGTCAACACCGCCGTCATGAAGAAGCTCGGCGCCTGGTCCGCGTTCCAGGACTCCTCCTACCCGGTCCAGAACGTCGGCGGCACCCGCGACGGCCGCACCGGCCGCGCCACGATCATGGGCCTGCCCATCGTCATGGCTCGCGAGTTCGCCACCAACGAGACCGAGGACGCCATCGTCACCAACCGGGCCGCCGTCGGCTGGCTCGAGGACGGGCCGCGCCTCGCGACCAACGACGCCGCGGGCAACCTCGGCCGCGACGTGTCGATCTACGGATACGGCGTGATCAGCCCGTTCATCACGGGCGGCATCGTCGGCATCTACAACCAGGCGTAACCCACCCCTCCGGATGAGGGCCCCGACATGGCACTAGTCACAGGCGAAGAACTGGCCGCCGCACTCGACCTCGAGTACGACGAGCCATACGACGCTGTCCTAGATCAGGTCGCAGAAGCGGCCGACGACATTGTCGGGGCCCTCATCACCACCGGGGCCTACGAGGTCGAGCCAGCCCCCGTCAAGGAGGCAGCGCTCGCCGTAGGCGTCGAGATTTTCCAGTCCCGCACAGCCGCCGGAGGGCAGGCCGTGGCCGTCGACTTCACGCCCGGCCCCTACCGACTGTCCGTGTGGCTCACACGCCGCGTTATGAGCCTTCTAGGGCCATACATGGACCCGGGAGGGATGGTCGGATGACCGCCCTCTCCACAGAGGCTCGGCAAGCCCTTGTTAGCGCGTTCGAGGGACAGGGCCTCAAGGTGTATGACACGGTGCCGGCCGTCCCGACGCCACCGTGCATCGTCATTGTGCCCGACTCCCCGTGGCTCATCCCCGAGCGAATCGGCTCGAACCTCAACTACCGGGCCCGCTGGCGCGTCCTCATCGTCATCAGCCCCCGCAACAATGCCCAGGCAGTCCTCGACATCGAAGATGCCGTGGACACGATGCTTGGCCTCATGCCAACCGGGTTCAACGTGGACCTGGTGAACCCGCCCTCCCTGTCCGATACAGGGGCCCAGGGCACGGTCTACACGACCGAGATCGCCGTCTCGGCACACATGAAGGAGAACTAAAATGGCAGTTGTCTCTGTCGCCGGAGCGGCTTTCACGGTCGAGGTCGCCACCGTCGCCTACTCGGATCAGGTCACCTCGGGCACCGTCACCACGACGCCCACCATCGTCCGCACGCCCACGCTCGGGGACGTCTCGTTCGTCCAGACGGACCTCAACTCGACCGTGTCGCTCGAGTTCCTGTACGACGAGAACTCCGGGCTCTACGACGCCCTCCAGGTCGCCATTGCAGCTGGGAACGACGTCGCCCTCGAGGTCGCCAGCGCGACCGGCGTGTGGACCGGCGCGGCCATGTACGTCGAGTCCTGCGAGATGACCGTCGACGCCGCCGGTGTCGCGACGTGCTCCGTGTCCTTCACGGGCGCCGTCACCTTCGCCTAACCAACCAACCTAGTGAACGGGGAAGCCCATGTTTCCGATCCTGCATGTCACCCTCGACGGCGCCGACCCGGTGACCATCGAAACCCAGTCCCTCGACTTCTGGACCTACGAGGACCTCGTAGCCAAGGACCCGAGAGCCAAGACTTCCGAGCACGGCATGAGGCTCTGCATCGCGTTCATCAACATTGAAGGCCGCGACCCGAAGAACCTCGAGGAAGTCAAGATGTGGGCCCGTGAGCATCGGGCCCGCGTCGAGATCGGCCGCGACGTGGACCCTACCCCGTCGGATCACGGCGAAGGCTCCTAGTCCGCGTCGCGATCCGCCTGGGCAGGCCCATCGAAGAAGTCAAGCAGTACGAGCCCGCCCTACTGGCCACAATCCTCGAGGAGTTGAGCAATGGCTAAACAGTTCGACTCCTACATCGAAGGCCTAAACGATGTCCTCCGGGGCTTCCGGGAACTCCCCAAGGCCGCCTCGGCCGAGCTGCGGCAGTCCTCGCAGCGCATCGCCGACCGGCACATGGTCCCCGCATGGAAAAACGCCGCCCTGTATGGCGCCGGGCCGTGGGGCGAGGTCATCGCCGCCAGCGTCAAGGCCAAGCGGGACCGCATCCCGGCCGTGCAAATCGGCGGCAACCGGAAAGTCCTGTCCGGAGGCGGTACGGCCACGATGGTCCGAGCCCCATCCGACCTCGGCCAAGCGGGCAAGTGGTACTCCAAGCCCGAGGACGAACGCAGTTTCGCGCCGTTCCAGCAGACTGACTGGATGAGCCGAGTTCGCGCCTATCAGGGCCCGGCCCTGCAAGAATGGGCCCAGGCTGTCGACCGCATCGTCCTGAAGTGGAGCACCATCTAATGGCCAAGACCCTGACGGTATTCCTCGCGGCCGACCTGAAGAACTTCAACCGCAACATGTCGGACGCGGAAGGCCGCGTCCGGGGCTTCGGCGGCACCCTGTCGAACATGCTCGGCCCGGCTCTTCTTGCGGCCGGTGCAGCCGCTGGGGCGTTCGCCGTGAAACTAGGCGTCGACGGAGTCAAGGCCGCCATCGAGGACGAGGCGGCATCCGCGAAACTCGCCCAGACCCTGACGAACCTCGGGCTGGCCCACGACACCGCGCCCGTCGAGGCCTACGTGTCGAGCCTCGAGCGCAGCCTCGGAATCGCGGACGACGAACTCCGTCCCGCCTATGACCGGCTCGTCCGATCCATTGGCAACACGGAGGAAGCGAACCGGGCTTTGAGCCTCGCTCTCGACGTTTCGGCCGGCACCGGCAAGTCCCTCGACGCCGTCGTCCAAGCCCTCGGCCGAGCCTATGACGGCAACACGGCAGGCCTGTCCCGCCTGGGCGCCGGAATCGATGCCGCCACCCTCAAGACCGGCGACATGGACGCCATCACCCGGCAACTCGCCGCAACGTTCGCCGGGCAGGCCACCACCCAGGCACAGACGTTCGAGGGCCAAATCGGCCGCGTCTCCATCGCCTTCGACAACCTCAAGGAAGCGTTCGGCGCCGGGTTCCTAAGCAGCCTGAACGATACGAACGACTCGACACAGTCCCTCGTCGACTCCATGGAGCGCCTCGAGCCCCTCGTCAACCGGATCGGCAGTTTCGTCGGCGACGTCGCCGCCGGGGCCCTCGAGGACTTCGCCGGCGCCACCGAACTCGCAGCTGACGCCAGCAACGAACTCGCCCGCTCCTACGAGGATCAGGCCTTCTGGGCCAAGACCCTCAGCATGGCGAACTACATCCTGAACACGGACCTCCTGACCCTCGGAAACGACATGGTCACGCTCCGCAAAATCACGGACGTGACCGGCGAGTCCATGGACCAACTCGGCACCCTCACCTACCAGTCTGCCGTCGCGGCCGAACGGGCTACGCCGGGCTTTGCCGCCCTCACTGACGTCGTCGACGACATCGGTGCCGAGGCGTCCCAGTCCGCGGTACAGGTCGCCTCCATGGCACAGGCCCTCGCGGCCGTCGGCGGCAATACCTTCAACTGGCGCCGCGAGGTCGCTGGCGCCACGGAGGACGCCGAGAACTTCTCCATCGAACTCAACTGGAACGCCTACCAAGCACGCCGTGCCGCAGCTGCGGCACAAGAGGCCGCCATGGGCAACAAGTCCTATGGCGGGTCGGCCTCGGCCGCCAGCGTCGACTCGGAGAAACTGACCGGAGCCCAAAAGCGCCTCACGGACGCCTACACGGCTCAGGAAGGCGTCGTCAACGGCACCCGGGACCAGTTGAAGGCCTACGCCGCCGACCTCGCCATCGTGACCGAGGCCGCCGAGGCCTACGCCGACAGCATCACCTCGGCTCTCATGGACACGATCGACCTGGGCGCAGCATTCAACGCCCAGTTCGACGACGAGGGACAGAAAACCGGCCAGTCCCTCGTCGACGGGTTCAACGCCCAGATCGCCCAGGCGGAATGGTTCGGGAACGTCCTCAATGAGTTGAAGCGCCAAGGCGCCGACGCCAGCCTCATTAGCGAGATCGCCGGACTCGGAGCCGACGTCGGCGGGGCCCTCGGACAGCAACTCATCACCGACGGCCTCGTCGGCACCATCAACGAGAAGTGGCTCGGAGTCGCCGAGACCATCCGCGCTCAGGCCGCGACCCTCGTGCCGGAGTTCCTCCAAGCCGGCATCGCGTCGGGGACGGACCTCATCACGGGCCTGTCCAAGCAACTCCAGAACGAGGTCGGGACCCTGTCCAAGATCGGCAAGCAGATCGCTAAGCCGGTCGGGGCCGAGTTCAAGGCCCAGATCGCCGCCGACATCGCCGAGGCCCTCAAGCAGGTTGAGGCTGCGTCGAGCGCCGCCCGGGCCGAGAAGGTCGCCCAGGCGGAACGGCAGGCCGCCGCTCTGACGGAGCAGGCCGTGGCTCAGGCCCTCGGCAACATCATTGGCCGCTCTGACGCCCGCACCGGCCGCCCACAGCCCAACGTGCCCTTCCTGGTCCTCGGATGACAACGCCCGTCACCAACGTCCGCGTAAACGGCCTCGAACTCGACTTCGACGGCATCGAATACGCCATCACCGTCTCGCACGGCCGGCCCGATGTCCTGTCCCAGTCGAGCCCGTCGAGCGCCCAAATCGTCCTCTACGGACCCACCAACCTCCATGTGGAGATCGCCGACGAGCTGCGAATCGGCGCCTACGGCGTGTGCCGCTTCTTCGGCGCCGTCACGGATGCCCGCATGGAGTTCCTCGGCCCGGAATCCGGCACAGCCCGCATGACCATCACGGCCATCGGCCAGTTGGCGAAACTCGGCACCCGCCTCGTCGAGGTCGACTTTCCTCACGAGATGGTCGACGAGCGGGTCGAGACCATCCTCGCCGCGACCGACTTGGACTACCTGAACGGTGCCACAGACACCCTCGAGTTGTTCGCCGTGTCCGAGGACATTCCACAGCCCGCCATCAACCTCCTCGACGAACTCGCCCAATGGTCCGGCGGCACCTTCTTCGACACCCCCGACGGCCGTATCGTGTTCGAGTCCTACGGCATCCGGGGCCAGACAGCCAACCCCGGGAACTGGACCTCACAGACCCAGATATGGGAAGCCCTCGGCCGGACGTGGGACTCCTTCCCGACAAGCCTCGCAGCCCTCCAGTTGCCGCCTTCAAGCGTCGTCTACGCCCCCGCCTGGACGAAGTCACAGCAGGGCCTCATCAACCAGGTCGCGATCACCCATGGCGACCCGGCCATCGTCGAGACGTACACCGACGCCGACTCCGTCACCGTCTACGGCCTCAGGGAGACCGAACTGACCACCGGCCTGCGCAAGAATGCCGACGCGGATGCTCGAGGTGCCGCCATCCTTCTCGCGCAGGCCCGACCGCTCTGGAACCTCGGGCAGGTATCCGTGCTCGTCCACACCCTCGACGAACCAACCCGGGATCTCCTCCTCGTCGCCCTATCGGGCTCCACGATCAGCGTGTCGAGCCTGCCGGCCGAAGGCCCCTACACCCAGTTCATCGGCATCTGCGAGGGCTGGACCGAGGTGTATACGCCGGGCCAGCACGTCATGACCCTGAGCCTGTCCGACCCGCGATTCTCATACCAGACCGTTACATGGGCGAACGTGCCTCCTGCGCTAGTCTGGGAGGACGTGAACCCGGGTCTGGAGTGGTACAACGCCGTTTCCGCCGACGACCTCGAAGCCGCCTAGGAGGCCTCATGCCAGGCACAACACCCGTCTACGGGTTCCCGTATCCCGAGCCGACCGACCTCGTGGCCGACTACCCGGCTCTCGGCCAGCAGCTCGCCGAGGACATTGAGGGTGTGCTGCCCGGTATCGGCGGCTTGACTGTCATTGCGCCCACGTCAATTGCTAACTCTGGCGGGTCTGCAACATCGACTGGCGGCGTCGTGACGTTCACCGGCGTTTCCAGTATCAGCCTCAACGGTGTGTTCTCGGCCACTTACCGGCGCTACATGCTTGTCTGGTCTGGTGGCGGCTCGACATCACCGGGAACGGCATGCAACATGCGCTTGAGAGCATCTGGAACGGATGCGTCCGGCGCCAACTACTTCATGCAGCGTTCCCAGTTCTATGCTTCGACCGCCGCTGCGGTACGGTCAACGTCACAGACATCTGTGTTGTGCGGCTTTTTCGACAGCATCGGCACCACGCTTGCTTCTTATCTTGTCTCTAATCCCTTCCTCGCGGCTTCCACATTGTGGCTCGGCACGTCCGGCTCCAACGCAGACACAAGTAACAACGCCCAACTCGACGGCACTTACGCCAGTCATAGTTTGACCACTTCGTACGACGGTTTCACGCTCTTCCCGTCGGCTGGAACTGCTACCGGCATTATTCGCGTCTACGGAATCAAGGACTAGCCATGACCGACGTCATCGAAACGGACTACAGCACGAACCCGCCCACGGTCACAGAGCGGGACTTCACGCCGGAGGAACTGGCGCAGCTCGGAGCCGACCGGGCCGCTGCCGAGCAGGCCGCCCAGGCGGCCGCCGATAAAGCCGCATCCGATGCCGCTGCCCGTGACGCCGCTATCGCTCACGCCAAAAGCCTCGGCTTCACCGACGCCATGATCGCCGTGATGTACCCGAACCTGACGATGGAGGCCTGACATGGACGACCTGACCCCTGAGACCCCCGAGGCCGAGCCTGAGACCGTCGAGGCCGAGCCGAAGGCGAAGAAGAAGGTCCCGGTGAAGCCTGCCAAGGCCGTCACGTCGAGCAAGACCGACACCGCCCGCGCCCGCGTCCTCGCGAGGCTGGCAGCCGCCCGCCCGTGACCGTCGACGACCCCGGCGACATTGTCGTCCTCGTTACCATCGGGGCCGCCATCCTCGCCGGGCTCCTCTGGCTCATCCGCGCCCAGGTATCTCTTCTCAAGGAGTTTCGGCCCAATGGCGGCTCGACCACCCGGGATGCCCTGAACCGGATCGAATCCGACGTCCGCGACCTGCGGACCCGCCTCGACAATCACATGGACAACCACGGAGGCCGCTCATGATCGCCAAATGGCTCGCCGACACATGGGAAGGCTCCGTCACGAAGATCGCCTTGGGCGCCGCCCTCGGGGCCCTCGGGTCGTGGCTCATGACCGCCGACGTACACCCGCTCATCGTCGCCGTCGGCGCGGCCGTTATCCCGGTCCTCATAAACGCCCTCAATGGGCAGGACCCACGCTACGGCCGCCATGCCGCCCTCATGCCCGAGGACATTGCCCGAATCGACGAGCTCGAGATCGAGGGAGAGTAGCCATGGCCCGACTCGTCGCCGCTGGCGTGCAGCTGCGGAAGCAAATCGACCGCCGCTGGCCCCGCCGCGACCGCCGCTCCGACGGATGGATCGGAGACTCGGCCCACGCCGCCCGCAAGTCCGACCACAACCCCGACTCCCGGGGCTGGGTCCATGCGCTCGACATCGACGCCGACCTGGACAAGTCCGACCCCAAGGCCGCACAAAAACTCGCGAACCAGTTGGTCGAGTACGCCCGCTCAGGCCTGCCGGGCTCCGACCGGATCAAGTACGTCGTCTTCAATGACCGGATCGCGTCCGGGACCTATAAGAACACCTGGTGGGAGTGGCGCGGCTCCGGCTACGGCCATCGACACCACATTCACGTATCTTTCACGGATAAGGCCCCGGTGACCGGGCGCCGTCCGTTCCCTCTGCCCATCCTCGACGGAAAGGCCGACGCTGGCGGGCACGTCAAGACCCGCCCGTGATAGATGCGCTCATCGGGGCCGCCCTCGAGGCCGCCAACGATGAGTGGAGAGCCGACAGGCCCTCCCGTTCCGTCCATGCCGCCGTCGTGCGGCAGGCCTCGGCCATCCCGGGCTCATGGAGGCCTTTCGCCGAGTGTGTGTCCCACCGCGAATCGTCCGGCTCCTACTCGGCCCGCAACCCGTCCTCAAGCGCCCAGGGCCGCTGGCAGTTCCTGGACATCTCATGGCGCCAGAACGGCGGCCTGCACTACATGGTCGCCAAGCGCCTCCGAGCCTTCGGCCTGCCCTCGACTGCCGCCGCCGACGTCCGCCAATACCTCGCCGACACGCCCATAGCCGAATGGCCGGGCCCATATCAGGACACAGGATTCGTCGCCGTGATACTTTCCGGGGGCTGGCATCATTGGCAGGGCCCCGGATGCAACCATCTGAGGCCGTGAT